CCGGGTGCACACGTCGTATCTCTAAGTTCATGGTAGTACGCACCATGCTGCCATTTCGACCAGGCAAGGGTGATCTTGAGAGAGTGAGTGGCTGGGTGCGGTCCCAGACACCAACTCAAAGAAGTGGCACTAGATACTCTCTCTCGTCCACGGGGCAAGCTGAGAGATTGTAATCTATTTTGAGAATCTTGTTAAATGCCGAGCAATGCAACTGAAGACCGAAGTCGGCGTGCCGTGCCCAGTAATGTAAGTCGTCCACTTCACTTGACAACAAACGATAACGGAGAAAAAGACTCTCCTGATCGACCTCCCAAGTAGGGTAATCAACGTCAGTCTCAACCTTGGTGGAAAAGTAATCCACGGGGAAACCGTCGCCTGGAAGTCGCTTGTACAGCTCTGAGAGGAAAGGTATGCTAGCGTGCGGATAAGCACCTTGCATCAAGCCTTTCTGAAAGCGGTACGCTCGATTTCGAATATCTCCACGACCCGGCAAATCACCCTTAACACGACCAGATGCCCTAAGGAAAGCCCCCAAGTTGAGCAAAGGTCGGTATTTCTTTTGCGAGTCCAAAACTGGTGAATTCTTCAGAAATTGAAGGTCCTCGATGTGTTCCAGAGGAGTGCAACCAGTCACCTTGTAACCGGCACGTTCACACGCTGAAACCATCGCCTCCGTGCCCCAATCAGAAGATGGGATCTCGGAGAGCGAGAGGGCCAAACTAATACAAGCCAAATTGTTCACAACGGTGGTCAAAGTTGAACCGCTGTAAAGCTTAGGTTCGCGAGGGCGCAAAACAACGGACAGGCCCTTGTGATGAACGCTCTTAACCTGGAACGCCTGGGAGCACTGCGAAACAAGGCGCAAAACCTCAGTTCGGGAGCGCTCAGGGAACAAGCGTAAGAAGGTGGCAAACAAAAATTTGGTGTGAGAAGAGTCACAAGAGGAGATATCGAGATTGTACCTGAGGAGCCTTCCGTCAGTGAGACGGATGGTGAGGCACGAATCGTCCGAGAAGTAGGCGAAATAAAATCTCCCGTCGGGGCAAATCAGCTGATCAAAAACCCTCTCCAATACAAAAGGATTAGGAGTCTTGATGAACTGAATAACACCACCATTAACGTAGATCGGCAAATCGCGCATGGCATCTTTTAGGGCCTCCGTAATACGAAAACCCAACAACGACGCCTCCACTCCAAGGTCGAAAATCATGCGGGGGATGCTATCAGGCTTGGCGATCTCGCCACCCTTCATTTTGGCCTCGATGAGACCGCGCACCCAATTGGACCCGAAATCCTCGAGCTTGCCAGTATCAACAAGGCCATTAAAACCTATGATGCGCAAAGCTCGCTTAGGATGTGGGTCTGCGTGATGGAGACGACACTCTTCACTGC